CCCATCGGCCCCGTAGTGGCGAAGGTCGCAGCCCAGGTGCTGGATAAGGCCCTGGAGCGAGACCAGGACCAGGGGGAGGCGGCATGACCTCGCTGACCCTCGTCCCGCCCGTTGATCAGGCTCAGGAAGGCCGGCACCTGCCATGCTCGCTGGACGCAGAGCAGGCCTTGCTGGGCGCGCTGCTGTACGACAACGGCGCTTATGATCGCTGCGACACCCTGCGACCTGAGCACTTCTTCGAGCCGTTCCACGCCCGCCTGTTCGCCGCCATCGAGGCTGCTGTCCGCAAGGGGCAGTTGGCCGAGCCCATCCTGATCGCCAATCAGTTCGCCCGCGACCCGTCGTTCGAGGAGCTGGGCGGCCTGCGCTACCTCGCCGACCTGGTGGATCGCGCCCCTCCATCCGTCACGGCCGGCGACTATGCCCGCGAGATCCGCGAGACCGCGACCCGCCGCGAGATGATCCGCATCGCCGAAGAGATGGCGGCGGCGGCCCGGGCGCCTGAGGCCGACACCGCGGCGAACGACCTGATCGAGCAGGCCGAGGGCGAGCTCTATCGCCTGGCCGAGGTGGGGCAGGGGGGCGGCCATGTCGTCACCTTCCGCGACGCCCTGGCCGGCGCGGTCCAGATGGCGGCCCTGGCCCATAGCCGGGACGGCGGCCTATCGGGCCTGTCCACCGGTCTCGTCGACCTGGACCAGAAGATCGGCGGGATGCACCCGTCAGACCTCATGATCCTGGCGGCTCGTCCTTCCATGGGGAAGACCTCGCTGGCCTGCAACATCGCTTTCGACGTCGCCAAGGCCTACGCCTACGAGGCCATGCCAGACGGGTCACGGCGCACCACGGCCGGCGGCCAGGTGATGTTTTTCTCGCTGGAGATGAGCGCCGAACAACTAGCCATGCGCCTCCTGGCCGAGGCCTCCGGCGTCTCTGGCGACCGGATCAGGAAGGGGCAGATCGACGCCGTGGAGTTTGGCCGGCTTCGCGACGCCGCGATTGAGATCGAGAACGCCCCGCTCTTCATCGATGACACCGGCGGCCTGGCCCTGGCCAAGCTGGCGGCCCGCGCCCGGCGCCAGAAGCGCATGACCGGCCTGGACCTCATCATCGTGGACTACCTGCAGCTGGTCACCACGGGCCGGAAGGACGGCAACCGGGTACAGGAGGTGTCGGAGATCACCATGGGCCTCAAGGCCCTGGCCAAGGATCTCAACGTCCCAGTGCTGGCCCTGTCGCAGCTCTCGCGCCAGGTCGAGATGCGCCAGGACAAGCGCCCGCAGCTCTCCGACCTTCGCGAATCCGGCTCGATCGAGCAGGACGCCGACATGGTCATGTTCCTCTATCGCGAGAGCTACTACCTGGAGCGGACCGAGCCCAAGAGCGGGACCGACGAGCACTTCAAATGGCAGGAGCAGATCGACCAGTGCCGCGGCCTGGCCGAGCTGATCGTCGGCAAGCAGCGGCACGGCCCGATCGGGACCGTCCGGCTCTCCTTCAATGAAGACCTGACCAAGTTCGGAAACCTCGCCCGGGAAGGCTTCTTCTCCGGCGGGCGCAACCCCTATGGAGGCGGCGAGTGAAGCGCGAGAACTTCTATCGTCGCGAGCCGAACAAGGCCCTGGCCGGCATGGTCGGGCTGAGCCTTGAGGAGCGCGGCGTCTACAACACCGTCCTGGACCTGCTCTACAGCACATGGCGGCCCCTGGAGGACGACCGGGGCTATATCGCCAATTGGTGCGGATGTGCCGTCCAGAAGCTCAACCCGATCATCCGGCGCCTGATCGAGCGCGGCCGACTGATCACCTTCGAAGAGGGCGGCCGAACCTACCTGTCCGACCAGGCCTTCGAAGACGAGCGCGCCGCGGTCAAAGGGGGCGGATCGACCCGTTCGGGCCGGGGCAAGGTCGCGGAGAAGTCGGGAGAAGTCGGGGAGAAGTCAGCGGGTATCGAGGAGAACCCCCCCACCTGTCGCGATGAAGATCAACAAAAACAGTCAGATGCGGCCCTAGATAAGAGAAGAGAAGACAAGAAAGAACCCCCCAACCCCCCTGAGGGGGGCGGCCAGCCCCTGTTCGATCTTCAGCCCGACGAAAAGCTGAAGGTCGACGACGTCGAGGTGGCGTTCGCCGAATGGAACGACCTGGCCAGGCGCCGAGGCCTGCCGATCGCCAAGAGCCTCGACGACGCCCGGCGCCGAGCGATCCGAAAGCGGCTGGAGGCCGACGGCCTGGATGGCTGGCGGGAAGCCCTGGCTGGCGTGGACCGAAGCGCCTTCCTGCTCGGCCAGCGGGCCGGAAGCGACGGCCGAACCATGAAGGCCGACCTGGGCTTCGTCTGCCAGGCCAGGAGCTATCCCAGGCTCCGCGAGGGCTTTTACGGCGATGACGCCGCGGCCCCGGTGACCGCCATGCCGGCCCTGGTCTGGCCTGGACCGCCCGAACTCCTGGCCGACCTGCGCCACCAGATGGGGCCGGCCAGGGCCGACTCCTTCCTGCGCAGCAGCAGCTGGGATGCTGACCGCCGGGCCATCGTCACCGCCAGCCCCACGGTCGCCGCCATGATCCGACGCGACGCCGACCAGGCCATTCGCGCCCACCACGCCAAGGTCATCGAGGAGATCGCAGCATGATCCCGAACAGTCATGGCCACTATTCGTCCGGCCTCCCGCGGCCTCCGCCGGCCCCGCCTCCGCCAACTCGCAGCACCTCGCGCGGCCGCGCTGGAGATTGGCTATCCCTGACCGTCATGTGCGCCATCGCGCTAGTCGTCGTGACGATTACGGTCGGAAAGATCATCGCGGACAGCGCAGCGCCGCGGGTGTGTCTGGAGGCGCGCGCCGATAGGCTCTGGATGCAGAGGGATGGGGAGCCCCTTGAGCCCTTCACCCGCTGGACCTGCCTGCGCTGGGCGGACCCGTCGTGAACCTCGACGAACGCATGGCAGCGGCCTTCTTCGACCGCCTGGAGATCGACACCGTGCCGGCCTGCAACAGGGTCGGATGGGCCCGGGCGCCGGGGCGGATCAAGGCGCAGTTCAGAGCCGCGATGCGGGCCGCCCTTCACGCCCGAGACACCTACCGACAGCCGGCCGTTCGGCCCGACACGATCCGCGAGGAGGCGCAGCAGCGATGACCGAGTTCAAGGCCGAGACCGTTCGCCCTGGCCAGGACCTGGCGTGGTACGTCGTCAACGTCATCACCGGCCTGGAGACCAGGATCCAGGAGCGGTTGAACGACAAGAACGTCGACACCTTCATCCCGCATGAGGTCGTCTGGCACACCCCGCCGAAGGGCAGGCGGATGCGCCGGCGCCAGCCCCTGTTGCCTGGCTACATGTTCGCCTATCTCCCCGGGCCCAAGCCTGAGTTCAGCGTGGTGCGGAAGATCGAGGGGGTGATCGCCTTCCTGGGCGCGGCCGAGCCCTTGGCCATGAGCGGCGACGTGGTTCGCGACCTGCACGAGGCCGAGATCGCGGGCCGGTTCGACGTCACCCACAAGAAGCACGACCGATACCAGCCAGGCGACCGGGTCAAGATGCTGTCAGGGGTCGGGGCCGGCTTCATCGCCACGGTCCAGGAGATGACGCCGGANGGCCGGGTCGCGCTGATCTGGACCCTGTTCGGTCGCCCAGCCCCGGTTCGCCTGGATCAGGACGAGCTCGAGCCGCTNACACAAGATGTTGAGCAACCCGAGCGCGCGACCGCTAAGGCTTGACAGTCGGAGCGGCGNTGTGTCAGACGCAAGGTCAATGCCACCCTTCGGGGTGGAGGGACGACCGGCTGCGGGCAANGCGCCCTCAGAACATGGCCCCAGCGGGGCAGGCCGATCCCGGCGCCAAAAGCGCCACGTCTCTGGAAATGCGCCCGCCGCTACCGCTTCTTCAGCCTCGCCCCATAAGCCGGCCGCTCAAGCCCAACCGGCAGATCAACCTTCACCCGCTCCGGCGCATCCAGGCCCAGACGCAGCAGCGCGATAAGCGCCGCGTTCCGGGTCATGCCCCGCTTACCCGCCCAGCCTTCTACAGCCTCCAGCACATCAGCCGGAGGTCGGAACGATAGGGGCGGGGACTTCGGTTGAGCCATGGGGATGTAATACATCCTCGGGCGCCCGAGAGCATCCCCCTTCGCGCCCAGCCCAACGCCTCAACATCCCAGAGGCGAGACCATCTCAGCCCTACCCATGCGCGTTGGGGCTGCGGCGCGATCCTATGACCGGAGGGACACATGCCCGCCCTCAAGAACGCCAGACATGAGCGGTTCGCCCAGGAGCTGGCGAAAGGAAAAAGCCAGGCCGAGGCCTACGTCGAAGCCGGCTACAAACCCAGCCGAAGCGCCGCGACACGCCTTGCGGCCGATGTGAACATTCGTGAGCGGCTCAATCAGTTGGGCGAGCGCGTCGCCGCAAAGACCGAATTGACCGCGACCGCGATCACTGAGCGCCTGATGCGCCTCGCCGACGTCGCCGAAGCGACCGGGATCACGCCGGGCGATGACGGCCGGCCGAAGGCGTCAAGCTCCAAGCACCTGGCTGTTGCCCGACAGGCCCTCATGGACGCCGCCAAGCTCAACGGGCTGGTGATCGACAAGGGCGAGAACACCGACACNTCGACCGTCACGGTCCAGTACGTCACCGCCAAAGCCGGCCCGCCGCCGAAGACNAGCGACGAGGATTACGAGACCCCGGCATGATCTATGAGCCGATCCCGGCCTTTCGGTTCCTGACCGAGACGCCGCTGGGCTCATACCGCTACCGGGCTGCGTTCGGGGGGCGGGGCTCGGCCAAGTCCTGGGAGTTCGTCAACGCGGCGATCTTCCATGCCGTGACGACGCCAAAGCTCCGCGTGGTCTTCCTGCGGGAGATCATGGCGAACCTGAAGGAGTCGTCGCTGGAGCTGGTGAGGAACCGGCTCGAGCATTACGGCCTGCTGAACACCTACTTCCGCGAGGTCGACGGCGCCTTCATCGGCCGCGGCGGCCAGAAGATCATGTTCATCGGCCTCTGGAAGGGGAACAAGCCGGAGGGCATCAAGTCCCTGGAGGGCGCGGGGCTGACCATCCGTGGAGGAGGCGCAGGAGGTGCGCCAAGCCTCGATGGACGTCCTGCTTCCGACCATCCTG